GGGCGCATAGCCAGACACCTCCTGCGCGCCAGGCTGTAGGGCCGCCTGCGCGCCCCGCATGGCCGCTTGCGTTTCCGGGTCAGTCCCGGCTGCAAAGTCGAACTGGACGCGCTGCGGGGCGTTCTGCTGGCCGTACTGCATCGGAACGACTTGCTGCGTGTCCGGATCGTACTGCATCAGTACATTGCCGCCCTTGCCATCGGGGACCATGATGGGGCGCGTTCGCGATTTGGCCGCGTCAGAGAAGCCGGGGATCTGCTTGGAGTTGCCCCGGTTGGAAGTGAGGAAGCCGTTGCCCGCATTGCTCCAGCTTTCTGGGTTGTCCTGCCCCTTCACCCCCCACGCCTGCGCATACTGCTGCGCCAGGGGAAGCAGCGAGTCATCCCATTGCGGCGGAACGGGCAAGCCTTCGGCGTTGAACTGCGGCGCGACCTGCTGCCAAATCTGCGGGCGCATTTCAGCCGGAGCGGCCACCAGATACGCGGCGATCTGCGCCATCTTCTGGTGCTTCTGCGCGTCGGCGTGTTCGGTGCGGACAGTCTGTTGGTCGCGCTGCTGCTGGGCGTAGTCCATGCCCTGCCGCGTGGCGTCCAGCGCGAGGCTGGCGTTGTTGAAGCCTTCCTGAAAGCCGCTCATGCGTGGAACCACGGGTTAGAGCCGTAGCCGGTGTTGGCATATGGGGCCACCGGAGGGGGTAGGCCGAACTGCGAGGCGTTGTTGCCACCGCCGTAGCTGGATTGGGAGGTGGCCGGGAACAGGCCGCCGAGAGTGCCCGCGATGTTGCCGAACATGCCCGCGTTCGCGCCGTAGCCCTGTGCCTGCGCGTTGGCGATGCCGTTGTAGCCGTTCTGGACGTTGCCCATCGTGCTCGTGCCAATGGAGCCGAGGTTAGACGCGGCTTGCGCGCCAAGGCCAGCAAGACCCATTTCGCGGTTCCACCAGTTGCCGTAGTCCTGCGCGGCGATGCCCTGAGCCATGCGCTCCAAGTCAACGCTGTGGCCGCCCGAGTACAGGTCGCCACGCGCAGCGGCGCTATGGTCCACCGCATAGCGTCCTTCGTCCTGTAGGAACTGGTAGCCGGGCGACTGTTCGTACTTGTTGCCAGTCAGCGCAGCCAGCCCTTGCAGGCCGCCGTTGATGTAGCCACCCAGGTTGCCGGCAGACTGGTTATAGACGTTCTTCACCCAGTCCAGGCCCGCCTGAGAGCCCTGCTGTTGTGCGCTGGCGGCTTTCTTAGCCTCATGCCCACCAAACAGGGAACTTGCAATATCCAGCGCCGGTGCGACCCAAGCCACTAGCCTTCTCCTAAATTAAGCAACGTGCGCCCACTTGCGGCGCTTTTTGATCTGACAGACATGCGTCGGATGGACGCCGAAACGAGTGGCAACCGCGAGGTTGCTATCAGTGGCGGCACGGATCGCGCGCACATCGGACTCAGTGAGTCGGGCGTTGTGCGTTTCTCGGCCTCGCGGGTGTTTAGCGCGACCCTTGGCGATCATGTCGGCCATGTTTTCGGCCTTCGTGCCGAGGAACAGGTGATCCGGGTTACAGCACGCGGGCGTATCGCATTTGTGCAGCGCGCACATGCCTTCGGGAATCGGACCGTGCTTCAGTTCCCACGAAACGCGGTGCGCGAGCAACGGGCGCCCCCTGCCGCCGCTGTTCAATTGCCCGTACCCGGTTTTATTGAGGCTGGCGTTCCAAAGCCAACAACCCGTTTCGGTCACCGCTTCCCACTTGTCCGCGAACCGCTCAGCTAATGTCTGCATCGTTTTTCCACTGAAACCGCGACAGCTCGCTATGCGAGACGCCGCGACAATCGAATAGGTGGCGCATCCCCACCGCCCGCGCGGCCTTCACGGCGTGGCGGAACTTGGTCGGGGTCTTGCCGATGACGCGCTGTGCGTCGGTGTGCGTGAACAGGTAGGCGATGGCCTCGCGGCCCTTGCGCACTACGTCTTTGGCTCGCGGCAGGAAGCACCAGTGCGCTTCGTAGGCGCCGGACTTCAGTTGCTCGAAAACCACGCCGCCATCGGGCCATTCCAGCGCGACGGTGCGCGCCCATCGCCTCGGGTCGTAGTCAGCCCACGCGGCCCCGGTGTAGGGCGCGTTTCGTGGGTGATTGGCGACCGTCAGGAGGAAATCCGGACTGGTCGCGCGCTTCATTTCTCGCGCGTGGCCTCAATCGCCGCCGCCAGCACATCGCGCTTGTAGGGCGAGGTGACCGTCCAGCGCACCAAGAACTGCCGCGAGGACCCCAATCGGCGACGGATGGCAGGAACACAAAACTCGCCCGTGGCGCCAATGTCGTGGATGGTGGCCGCGCCCCAGTTGTGGCCGCCGTCCTTGCTGATTTCAATCGTGACGAAGTGATCCGAACTCACAGCGTCACCTCCACCAATCCATCAAGGCGCTGGAACTCATCGGTGCCGGACAGGGATTGCAGGCTCCAGCTAGTGCCGTTCGTGGTCTTGTCCCAGCCGGTGTAGAACGTCCCGTCAATGCACGGGATGGCGATGCCGCCAGTCCAGCCGGGGAACGTGCCGGTTTCGTCGGTCCATGTGGCGCCGTGATCGGCGGAAACCGTCAAGGCTTGCGAGGTGTCCGCGTTGCCCCACGCCAGCAGGACCAATCCGGAGCCGTTGCTGGTGGTGACTTGCGGGTAATAGGCCGGGGCCAACAAGTCCCCGGTGTCCATGACCAGCGTGTAGGGGCCGTCGATGCTCGCGGCGCGATAAACCTTGCCTAGATCATTGGCAACGAGCCAATGCGTGCCGGTGAAATGGATCGACAGGACCGCCGAGTTCTCGGCATTGACCGTGACCGTGGTCCATGACCCCATCCCCGGCAAAGCCGCGTAGGCGATGGAGCAATGGCTGCCAGTCTTGCCGCCGAATACAACTTTCCCGTCAGCGGCAACGAAGTGATTGCCCGCGCCAATCGCGCCACCGGCCAGATTCGGCGGGGTGGTGGTGGCCCAGGTGTCGCCGTTGTCCTCGGAGTGGCTGATTTTCTTGACACCACCTCCCAGCCCGAACACCAAAAGCTGGGTCCCATAGCTGGTGAAGCGGTTCGCCACGCTGATGGTGGTAGCCGCGTACTCCCAGGTAGTGAACGGATAGGTGCTGCGCGAAAAGTACGAGTCGCCGTTCTTGACACAAAACACCGTGTCTTCAATCGCCGCCACGCCCGCAGAGGAACCGGCGAAGGCGTCGATGTTGTTGCTCACCGCCGCATACGGGCCGCCCACGTCTTCGGACAGATAGGGCGTGGTGAGCGGCGGAAGCGCCACGAAGCCCATCGCGAGATAGCGCGAGCCCGTTTCGATGGGCTCCACGTCTACACACACGCTTTCTTCGGAACCGGAGTCGAACTCGATCCGCAGGGCATCCAGGGAAACCCGGTTGCCTTCGTCGTGCAGAACGCCAAACGTGCCACCCGAGGCCAGTTCGTCACAGCCTTCCTTGGTGTAGTCCCAGTCGAGCTGGTAAATCAGCCCGTCGCGGTAGCTGCCGCCGTACCACTTGGCCTGCTTGTCGCCGGGCGCCTTCCACTTGAACAGCGTGTTCAAGCGCCAGCGGGTCAGGCCCTTGGACTGGCGGCGGTGCCACTTGCGGGAGGCCACGTCGAACCCGAAGGTGTAACCATCGGGGCAGGTGAGGTAGATGATCTTGTGGCCGCGATCCTCGAACGTGGTCAGGAACGCCTTGGACAGGTTGCACTTGCTCAGTGCGTACTCAATCGGGAACGTGCTGACCCGCGTCGCGGTGTAGCCGCGCAGCTCGTAGAAGCCGCCATCCGAGCCGATGAACCACACGGCGCTATCGAGACGCGCCACACCATGACGCGAGGCGCAGCCGTTCTCCAGCGTCGCGCCCTGCTCCACGCGGAACAGGATGTGATTGGAAATGTCGGTGGGGTCTTGGGAAGCCTGGAAGAAATCAATCGTCCGCTCACCCAAGGCGATGACCTTGTTGTGGCTGACGATGGAACACACCAAGCGGTCGGGCGAGGCTTCCGCCGCGTACCGCTCGATATCGTTGTAGTTGAGCGCCGCCGCGAGGTCGGAGTTGAACAGGAACCGCCCCTGCGGGTCCACGCCGATAATCATCTGGTCGATGAAGTCGCAGCAGCGGCCACCGGGGAACGCGGTGTCGGTGATCTTGGTGAAGGCTTCGGAAACCGTGTTGTAGACGTAGCCGTCCGAGCCGGTCCAGATGACTACCTCGTTGCCCGAGGTGACCTGGTTGTGGGTCATCCACACCAAGGACCGGCCGGGGATTTCGCCAAGCTGCGTGACTTCGGTCGCTGACTTCACCCAGTACAGGTGCGTGTCCGCGACAACAAACAGCTTGCCCTCTACATCCCGCGCCCCCCGGTGGGGGCCGGCGCCGATGGACAGCCACTCGTGAAGGCCTGGGGCGCCGACCAGCTTGAACTGGGAGCGGGTGCCGGAGGATTCGGCGTATTCGGGGATGTAGTTGACCAAATCCTGCGCGGCGAACGGGCGCGAGGCGTCCGCGTAGCTACCGTCCGGCAGCGGCGCGGGGTTCCACTTGCCCAGTGCCATTAGCGCGCACGCATCCGCAGCGGACTACCGCCATACACACGCATGCGTTCGGCCTGGTTGGCCTGCACCAACGCTTGCCGGAACTTGTCCTGCCACATCGGCATCCGCGCGTCGAAACCAAGGAACGGGGCGCTTTCCGTCAGCGCCGCCCAGATATGCACCTCGGGATAGCGGGCAAAGGTGGTGGCATCCGCCCACGTGACCGTTTCCAGCGCTTCAGGGCGCGCGTAGTAGCTGCCCAGGGCCGTGCTGGTCGTGGTGGGCCAGAAAACGAGCGCATCGCCGTCCTGCGCCGCGTAGCGCACTTGGCCGGGAGACGTGCCCGAGGCGATCAGGGACCGCAGCTTGTCGAGCGTGACGATTTCGACCGGCGCCTTGCCGTCGAAGTAAACCTGTTGGAGTTCCAGCAAATCAGCCGGCAGCGTGTACGGCGAGGCCAGCGCCAGGTCGGTGACCATCGTGGAGGCGCGCAGGCCCGCTACCTGCTCGTCGCCGGAATAGACCTTCGACTCCCCGAGGGCAATCATCAGGTCCAGCGAGTTCAGGCTGAAACTCGGCGTGCCGGTATCGTCGCCTTCGATCAGCGACAGCACCGCCAGGCGGAAGGCGTTGTAATCGGGGAATTGCATCAGATGCGGCCCTGCCACACGCGAAACGCCGCGTTATCGGGATCGGACAAGAACCGATCCTGCATCGGCCGGTCGCGCATGAACTCGCGGAAGGTGATGCCCTTGCGAGTACACCAGTCGTTGATGACCCAGCCCGGGACGCTCATGGCGAGCTTGTCGCCCTCGCCCGTGGTGGTGTGTCCCGCCGAACGCAAGGCGGCGCAATGGCTGGCAACCAAGTCCACGTCGGCTTTGCTCACGCTGGCCACGGTCGTGACCGTGTTCGCGTCTGCGTGGAGAATGTCGAAGCCCATGTCGCCCCCAAAAAAAGAGAGGCCCCGAAGGGCCTCTCGCGTCACTTCCGTGTGACAGTCCCGGCTTAGGCGCCGGAGTCGGTGCAGTCGCGGATCGCGTACAGCGGCTTTTCGTCGCCCACCCACAGCGACACTTCGGTACGAACCTGCCAGTTCTTGGCATCGCCCACGGTCGCCATCTGCTCGGTCTCGAAGCCGCGCAGCACCGCCAGCTCGATCTTGTCCGCGTCGATGATGTAGACGGTGGACTTCAGGCCCGCCGCCGAGCCCGCCATGATGCGGTTCGGGACGATCTTGGTCACACCGAAATCGGAGCGGTAGAAGTCGAACGCGGCATTGAGCACCGCTGCCTGACGGCCGCCCACTTCGTTGGTGCGCTGCACCGAGCCGGTGAAGCCCGAAATGCGCACCTTGTGGGACGGGGAGCACATGACCACCGAGCCGTCGCCGCCGTTGGTGTAGCACGACTGGATGCCGGCCTTCAGGTCGGACTCGTCAAAGTCCTCGGCGGTGCCAGCGGTCGGGGCGGTGTTCGTGGTCGGGTCCGGCGAGGCCGGGGAACCCGCCGCCGCGAGGCGGTCGTTGGTGATGAAGCCATACAGGCCGCGCAGCTTGCCCGCCGCCACGTCCGAACCCGTCACGGTCGCACCCGAAGCAATGCAGGCCGCTTCCTGGTCGCGCTTGAGTTCGATCATCTTCTTCATCTTCAGGCGCTTGGCCTCGGAATCGCGGCCGTACTTCTTCACGCGCTCGGCGGTGTTGGAGACGGACACGGTGTCCTGGAAGATCTGCGTGCGGTTGTTGAGCAGGGTCGGCTCGGTCTGCGCGGCATAGGTCGCGTCCGCGCCTTCGATGGCCGCACGGGTCGCGTCTGGGGTGCGGTAGGTGTCGCGCTGCCACTCGAAGTACACGTTGTCGATGCTGCGGCGGCCGATCATCGACATGAGCGGCGCATCGGACGGGTTGAAGTTGTAAATCTGGTCGGCCACGTCCTCAGCGACTTTCACGACGCTGGGAGTGATGAGGGTATTGGTCGGCATGGTCGTAATCCTTTACGAAAGAAGGTTGGCCAGCGTGTTCAAGGACGGCTTGGCCTTGTGGGCCTTGAGCGCGTCCTGGCGCTTGGCCAGTTGCGGGGGTTGGTTGTTTGCCGAGGGCTTATGCACCTTGGGCAATTCGGAAACCGGCTTGAGCTTGGCTTTGCTCGCCATCAACTCGTCGTAGGCGCGGGCCTTGTGGGCCATCGTCCAGAAGCCCGGCTTCCAAAACGCCATGTCCGAGGCATCGGGGCTAAGCCCCTGCTCGCCAACGTACTTGGCAAGTTCCTCTTCCTTGGCGTGGTTCCAGTCCGGCAGGGTGTCCTTCAATGCGCGCTGCGTTTCCGCAATCTGCTGCTGGAGCGTGGCTTGCCGTTCCCGGGCCTGCTCCATCTGCGACTGCTGAAGCGCGGCTTGCGCTTGTGCCAACTTGCCCTTGCGTGACTCGTACTGCTCTTTCTGCGCGATGTAATAGCCCGCGTCCGTGCTGGCCCATTCGACCGGGGGCGGATCGCCCAGTTCGGCCTGCATGAAATCCACCACCGCCTTTAGGCGCCCAACCGTTTCGGTGAGGGCCTGCTCGCGGTACTGGCGCAATTCCTCGGCCTTCGCCTTGATCGGCTCCAGAGCCTTGCGCTCCTCGGCCAGCGCCATCGTTTTCTTGGTGTAGTCGAAACCGAGCTGGGCCTGCTTGAGGATTTCGGACTGCTTGAGGGCGACTTCCTTGCCATCGTGCGTGATGGTGAAAACCGGCTCCTCGCCCTCCTCTTCCTCGGCGGCCTCTGCGCCCTCGGGCGCTTCCTCGCCTTCGCCTACTTCGGACTCTTCGGCGCCTTCCTCGCGCTCGGCCGATTCGTCCCCGGATTCCGCTTCCTCCCCGCTCAACTGCGATGCGAGAGAATCGAGCGTAACCGGCTCGCCCGGCTGGCTTTCGCCTTGGCCTTGCATGGTCATAATCACTTCCTTGTGTTGCGACACGCCGCTTCCTAGCGGCGCGATTGCCCCGGAGGGCTAATTAGCTAGCGCGGCGAATCGAGAACGCGGCCATCCGCTCGGCCTGCGTCTGCTTGCGCTTGAGCGCGTCCTCGGCCAGTTGGCCGGTACGCATGACGCTCTCCACGATGCCGCGCACCGTGTCCAGCATCAGCAATTTCTGGTGGATTTCCTCGCGCTCGTCCGGGTTTCGGGAACTGCGCCAGGCGCGGGTCAATTCCGCTTCCAGCAACGCATAGGACTCGGCGTAAATCGGATTTTCGAGGACGGCCTTGGCCAGCCGCCCGCGATCTGCCTCTAGCTGGTCGCTCATCAGGTTTCGGAGAACACGCCGATGACGACTTCGCCGCTAGCCGCGACCGGGCGCACGACGCGCCACGTGCCGGGACCGACCAGCTTCATCACCGGATTGCGGCCCGTGAGCGCGCCCACAAGCAAGTCCTCGCTGGGTGTGTCCTGATAAACCTTGCAGCGCTGGCTATCGGGAATGCCGTTCGTGTTGGCGGTGAAGATGCCCACGTTCACATGCACGCCAGCGGCTACCGTCACATCCGTAGACGTGCCCGCGCTACCGCCTGTGGTGTTGGCCACCGGCAAGGCGCCCGCAGGCGTAATCGCGCCCGTATCCACGTAGGTAGTCACCGCGCCGACTGTGGCAATCAGCAACTCCGCGCCCGTGCTGCGGCCGTAGACCTTGTAGCCGGTCGCATTGGACACCGCGCCCCAGTTCACCGTCACGGTGTTGGTATTGGTGCCTGCGCCGACCACCTGGCTGGTCTCGGTGGAGGCCAGCGTCTCGCCTGCGGCGCCCAAGGCGCTCACGCGGTAGTAGTAGGTCGCCGGGACCAGTGAGCCGCCCGTGGAGGCCGTGGAGAACGCCGCATTGACCGGCGTGCTGAGAGTAGTGGCGAGGATGGTGCTCTGGCCCATGAGTTATTCCTGATCCGGTTGGAAGTGATCGTCGCGCTGCTGATGGGCGGCTTCGGCCATCGTCGCGTCGTGGGCGGCCATCGCCGCGTCTAGCTGGAACTGCTGCTCTGCCTGCTGCGCGTCGATCCCCAGCGCCATGCGCTCGGTGATGGCCTTGAACCGCTCGATTTCGAGCTTGTCGCGGTCCAGCGCCAGCTTGGCAAACTCGATGGAGTTGTCCTCGGGCGGCTGGATAGCCTCGGGCTTTTGCAGCTCCAAGAACTTCAACTGCTGCTCGCCCTGCTTGTTGGCGTTGGCGACCTTGAGCTGCGCGTTCTCTTGCTGGAGTTGCTGAAGCTCTTGGCCCATCTGCTGCATCTGCTCTTGGGCCTGCATCTTTTCCTGCTGGTACACCTGCGGATTCGGCGGCATGCCCGTGGGCTGGGGCGACACGAACCGCTGCGGGTTCTTGTATTCCTGCGCCTCCACGTACAGGCGGATGGACTCGGCAATCTGCTCGGGCCCCACCACGCCGAACTGCGCGCCCATCTGCTGTACCTGAAGCAGCCCCATGATCCGCTGGGCCTGCTGCTCCTTCGTGCCCGTGCCCAAGCCCACATTGATCTTGGTGCGAAGCTGGCTCTTGAACTCGCCGGGATTGATCGGCACGAACTGGCCGTTCAGCGCCACCATTTCCGCCTGGTTCTGGTGCTGGATGGACAGCTTCAGCAGCTTCGCCATCAGCTTGCGCATGCCCACCGCGAAGTGGCGAGCCATCAGGCCCGTGCGCATGTCCGCCTTGGCGGTCAGCAGCTCAACGCCGCCCTTGGTCTTGTTGATCGCGTTGGCATCGGTGCCCGCGCTGTAGCGGTTGAAGCCCGTTCGCGTTTCTGCCCACGAAGCGATGTAGTCGTTGAACTGGTAGGCCGGCGCGCCCAAGGCAGGCTGGGCAATGGGCATGATCGCCTCGCTGGCCGGGCCTTCGCCGCGAATGACGCCACCGGCCCGGGAGTCCAGCACATCGTCAATATTCACGCTCGCGCGCGTGTTGACGTAGGTGCGCTGGTTCACGCTCAGGATCATGTTGTCCTGAATCGCGCGAACGGTCGTGGTGCGAATCTTCTGCGGCTGGTAGGCGAAGTCGGCCGGGCAGTCGCCAAAGAAGCTGTGCGGCCTCGGATTCGGGCAAATCCACACGAACGGATGCCCGTCTACCTGCTCGATTGCCTTGCCCTTGCCCTGCTCGATCTTGGCAAGCTTGTCCTCGATCAGACAGACCTTCAGCCACTCCGCGATGCCGTCGCCATCGGCGTCCAGCTTCAGGTAAACCTCGGAGCCCTTCAGCAGCTCATGGCTTTCATGCGCGGCGCTAAATTGGCCTGAATCGGTGTTGCCCAACAAGGCCAGCATTTCCGAGTCGGTCGGGGCATTGCCCACGCCGCTGAACTCGGACACGTCGTAGCCGTCCTGCTCCCAC